GCCTACATTGCCAGTGTCGGTGGATTGTGTGAGCGCTGCTTGAAGCGAGGTATCATCAAGCCCGGCTACATCGTCCACCACAAGCACTACATCACAGCAGACAACATCAATGACCCAAGCATCACGCTTAACTGGGACAACCTAGAGTATCTTTGCTTTGATTGTCACCAAGAGGAACACTTTGAGAAGACGGCAGCTGTTCGTTCTGACGTTATGTTTGATGCTCATGGTCAGTTAGTACCAGTTAGACTGTCCCCCCTGCGAAGCCATAAGAAGCTGTTTAAAAAGGAACGGCATGCAACACACGAATAATACACAGGTTGTTTTTTCGTATGAGGGGGGGTAACAAATTTAAGGGGATGACGAAATTGAGCCTGAAAATGTCGATTGAAAAGCAGGATGTGGCCATTCAGCTCGAATATGAGCGGTTGCGTCAAACGTTATCCGGTATCTCAGCGGAGAAGTTGGCAGCGGCCGATAACTTGATCCAAAGATGTGCATTTATGACCATCACGCTTCAGATCTTGGAAGATGAAGTCAAATCTAAAGGGCCAACGATTCTCATGCACAATGGGAAGCAGACGATGCGTGTTGAGAATCCCGCCCAGAAATCATACAACACGATGATCAATCGATACACTGCCGCGATGGATAAGTTACTCAGTTTGCTACCGAGAGAATCCGCAATCATGCCCGCCGATCCCAACAAAGAGAGCGACGGCTTTGATGACTTTGTTGAGGAACGAGGCGAATAGCAATGGCTGACATTCAGATCAAGATTCGTGTCGATCGACATGTCAGTTATCCACCTGATTACGATCCAATTACTCAATACTGGCAATCGTTTGTGCAGAATGGTGGTGATCAAGTTGTCGGCAAGAAAATCTACCGCACGTACAAGAAGCTCATCGCAGACATGCACAATGACAATAGTGAATGGTACTACTCAAATCGTCGTGGTAATCACGTGCTTGAATTTATCGAGAACTATTGCCGTCACAGCAAGGGACCAGCAGGCGGGAAGCACATTGTCCTAGAACTCTGGGAGAAAGCACTGTTGGCAGCGTCTTTTGGATTCGTTGATGGTGCGGGTTTCCGAAAGTATCAGCGGGTTGTCCTGATTGTTGGTAAGAAGAACGGGAAGTCGCTGCTCGGTTCCGCTGTTGGGTTGTACATGCAGATTGCCGATGGTGAGGCTGGGCCTGAAGTGTACGCGGTGGCTACGAAGAAGGATCAGGCGAAGATCATTTGGAATGAAGCCAAGCGCATGGTCAGAAAATCTCCGACTTTGGCTAAGCGAATCAAAACGCATGTGGCTGATCTGTCTTCAGAAGAGTACAACGACGGCGTCTTCAAGCCTCTGTCATCTGACAGCGATACGCTTGACGGCCTCAATTCTTCTTGCATCCTGATGGACGAAATTCACCAGTGGAAGAACGGTGAGCCACTTTACAACATCATGGCCGATGGGATCACTGCACGGGATCAACCACTGATTTTCATCACATCCACCGCTGGCACGATCCGCGAAGATATTTATGATCAGATCTACGACGACGCTGAGATGACGATTGCAGGATATGATCAACCCGAAGGTTACAGGGATGAACGTTCATTGTTCTTCATCTACGAACTTGACAAACGTGCGGAATGGCGTGATGAGAAATGCTGGGTCAAGGCAAACCCTGGACTTGGCACGATCAAAAACAAGACCACATTGGCTGAACGTGTCGAAAAAGCCAAGGCAAATCATCGACTGGTTAAAAACCTAGTCTGCAAGGATTTTAATATCCGTGAGACAGCAACTGAGTCGTGGCTAACCTTTGATGAACTGAATAACGAGGCCACGTTTGACACGCTCAAACTCAAGCCGCGATATGGCATTGCTGGCGCTGACTTATCGCAGACGACTGACTTGACTTGTGCAACTGTCATCTTCCAGATACCTAATGATGATCACATCTACGTTAAGCAAATGTACTGGCTGCCGGAAGACACTCTTGAGCAGCGCGCACAGGAGGACAACATTCCTTATGCCACGTGGCGCGATCAAGGATTGTTGAGGACGAGCCAAGGTAATAAAGTCTATTATCGTGACATCATGGACTGGTTTGAGGAGCTTGAACAAGAATATGACATTTACCTGTTCAAAGGCGGTTATGACGCATGGTCAGCCACATACTTCGTCAAAGATCTTGAATCCCGATATGGCGAAAAGACCTTTGATGCAATTCCGCAAGGGGTGAAGACGTTATCAAGTCCCATGCATTCACTTGGTGCAGATCTTCGTTCAAAGCGAATTGTCTATAACAACAATCCAATCTTGAAATGGTGTCTGTCTAACACGACGATTGTGACTGACAGAAATGGAAATATCCAACCTGACAAGGGAAAAAACAAGCGCAAGCGAATTGATGGGATGGCTTCTTTACTCGATGCTTATGTTGTTTTTGAGAATAATCAAGAAGAATATCAGACGCTGATTTAACCGTAAGGAGGTGATTATTTGGCATTTTGGAACAATCTTTTTCATAGAAAAAATAGTGGCGTCACAGTCACACCGGAATACAAGCTTGTTACCAACTACGGTAACGGCTTTTTTGGTTGGAATGGCAAGGTCTATGAATCTGACATCATTAGGTCAGCCATTGAGGTCAAAGCAACCACGATCGGCAAAGCAGTGGCCAAGCACATTCGGTCCGGTACCGGTGACAGCATCGTAGTCAATCCAGACGTTTATATCCAGTTCTTGTTATCGGACCCGAACCCGTTAATGAGCGGCCAGATGCTGCAAGAAAAGATGATCACGCAGCTTGAACTGAATAACAACGCTTTTGCCTTTGTCCAGAATGATGCCAATGGAATGCCAACAGCAATCTGGCCAATCGTGGCTAACAGTGTCGAAGCCATTCAAGACAATCAAGGCAACCTCTATCTCAAGTTCTACATGCCGAATGCACAGACCTACATCTTTCCATATTCGCAGGTGATTCACCTGCGCAAAGATTTCAACAAGGACGAAATCTTTGGCGAATCCAATGGCCCCACTTTGGCACCACTCATGGAGATTGTTACGACCACTGACCAAGGTATTGTATCTGCCATTAAGAATTCAGCCGCTGTTCGCTGGCTGTTGAAATTCAATACTGCTATGCGCCCGGAGGATATCGAGAAGAATACGAAAGCTTTTGTTGCATCGTATCTGCAGACACAAAAAGATCAGGATTCAATCGGTGCAGCTGGTGTTGATGCTAAGACCGATGCAACCCAGTTACAGCCCACTGATTTTGTGCCAAATGCTAAGCAAATGGATGCGACTGTGGATCGAATCTACTCAATTTTCCATACCAACAAGGCCATTGTCCAAAGTAGCTACACTGAAAACCAGTGGATTAGTTACTACGAAAGTCAGATTGAACCAGTGATTAGGCAGATGTCTGAGCAATGGACGAGCCGCTTGTTCAACCGACGGCAACGTTCGTTTGGTAATTCAATTGTGTTTGAATCAAGCGATTTGAGCTATGCAAGCATGCAAACCAAACTGTCACTCGTCCAACTAGTTGACCGTGCTGTGATGACTCCGAATGAATTGCGTGGATTCTTTAATCTGTCACCAGTTCCGGATGGCGACAAGATGTTACTCCGAAAGGATACAGGGACAGTGCCTTCAGCAACTGGTAGCGACGGTGTCCCTGATCCAACGGAAGGAGGTGATGATAATGACGACAGTGGTACCGATTAAAGGTGACATCGTTACTAATGATTACGGATGGCTTTACGATCTATTTGGCGATGACTATGCTTCACCTAAAAGCGTCTCTGATCTAATTAACAAGGCTAATGGTGATGACTTATCCGTTGAGATCAATTCAGGTGGAGGAATTCTCGATGCCGGCTCTGAAATTTACACCATGCTTCGTGCTTATAAAGGACCGGTCAATGTGAACGTTGTGGGTGTGGCATATTCCGCTGCATCTTTGATCGCGATGGCGGGTGATGTCGTAGCCATGTCACCTGCAGGGATGATGATGATCCACAATGTCTCCGGTGGACAGATGGGTGACTATCATGACATGGAGAATGCTGCGGATTTGTTAAAGAAGTCAAACACAGCAATAGCTAATGCCTATATGGCCAAGACGGGTCTATCTCAAGCAGAAATCCTTGACTTGATGGATTCAACTTACTGGCTGGATCCGCAGACTGCCATTGAAAAAGGGTTTGCTGACAAGATGATGTTTGACAATGCGGAGAAGCCAGGGAAAATGATCATGACTGCTAGCCTGAATAAGATTCCAAGTCTTGCCACGCTGAACCAAATGAAACACTTCCGAAACACAACAGCACTAAAAAGAGCGCCGTCTGATGATGATCAGATGGCGCTTTTGAATGCAGAATACAATCTCTTAAATTTGAAAGGGGAATAACCTCATGAACAAAGAAGAATACTTGAAGCAACGCGAAGCTCTGATGAACGATGCTCGCACCGCAATCGATAAGGGGAAGTCTGAGGATGCCAACAAAGCAATGAAGTCCGTGAAGGATTTGGACGCAAAGTGGGATCAGCAAACAAAAGACCAAGCCAACTTGGCAGCCCTGGATGACCATGCGCCAATCACCTTGGCTCAGGTAGCACCAGCCAACGACATTGTTGGTGTTGGAAAGTCTCTTGAAAACACCAAATTGAACACTGTTGCCAAAACACAGCCGACTTATGACAAGGTATGGGCTAAAACGCTTTTGGGTCACACTCTCAATACTGCAGAGCAGGCTGTATTCGATAAGGAAAACGCGCGCCTTAATGGCGCACCATTTTCTCACCAAACGGGGAACACTCCGACCTTGATTCCTAACACTGTGGCAGCTGGCATCTGGAAGATCGCAGAAGAACAATATCCAGCCTTCGCTGATGCCAAGAAATTCAACGTTTCTGGCACGCTGACCATCAACAAGCACGATGGCATTGTTTCTGGTGATGCTCAGTGGGTTGACGAAAACACGCAGGCTGATGATGAGCAAAATAAATTCAGTCAATTGGTGCTTAAAGGTTACGAGCTGAATAAAGTCGCCACCGTGTCCTGGAAGATGAAGAGCATGTCTGAAGAGGACTTCATCAGTTTCTTGACTCAAGAGCTTGGGAATCGTCTGGGTGTTGCGCTTGGTGTTGCGATTCATCAAGGCGATGGTAAAAATTCACCGCTAGGCATTGAGACTGCATTGAAGGCCGAAAAAGGGACGCCACAAGTTGCCACTTATAAGGATCAAATCGCATATAAGGATATCACTAGCACCATGGCCAAGATCCACTCTAGTTTTGCTGGCAAGGCAGCAGTTTATGCAAATAGCAAAACCATTTGGAATCAATTGGCAAACATCGTTGATGGTCAAGGTCGTCCGTTGTTTATTGCTAGCCCAATCAATGGAGGCGTTGGTAGCATTCTTGGTTTAGTTGTGAAACCAGATGCTGGTGTCAATGATGGGGACGTCCTGATTGCGGATGTGACAGATACAGTCGTTGTTAACATTAACCAAGCACTTACAGTGGCAACAGAAGACCACGTCAAGGGGCGTTCCACTGATTATGGTGCCTATGCAATTGCTGACGCAGGTCTTTTAACAACCAAGGGGGCAGCATTGCTCACAGCAGGCCCAAAAGTGTAGCCCCGCAATCAGTTAAGTCTGAAGGAATCAAGGGCGGGGTTAAGTTAACAGCAAAGTAGAAAGGAGCTAGAACATGGCTGATACACCAGATCGGAGCGCCGAATTCTTAAAGGCACTCCAAAAAGGCAAGGTGGTTGCTGTCGGCAATAAGGGCACTGGTGAAGTTGACGTTACCGGCCTGGCCGATGGGACAGTCGTCAAAGATGGTGACTATCAGGTTGTTTTTGATACAGACAACACCAAGACACTGTCTTCAGTGGCCAGTGATCCGATTGATGCACCTGGCGTAACTGTGCCAACAACGCCACCTAGTCTAGGATAGGCGGTGATCAAAGATGGCTGACGAGAAATCTGAAGAAGAACCAACCTTGTTAGATCTCTTAAAACAACACATCCGATTGGAAGATGACATGGACCCTTCCATGTTGCAATTCTATCTGGACGCAGCTGACAAGTATGTCCAGCGTAAAGTTGGCCATAGCGTGAAATACTTGCAGCTTATGGTTGCTACCGTGATGAATGACAATCGATCTGCCGGTGACGATCTAGCGGCGGCACTTGAAGCCTTGGAGCCGATCTTCTACTTGGAGGTGAGAACAGATGACCCAGACAGTCAATCTAACGAACCAACTCAGGTGGATAGCCACACTGTTGGAACTTAAGGACGGCGTTGACGCACACGACCGTCCAAAACAAACGTGGGAAGACAAGCGGGTCTTGTATTACGCCGACATTGGGATCACCTCAACTGAAAAATATCTCGCGCAGCAGAACAAGCAGGATGTCGTCTTGCGCATTTTGATTCGTCGGGATATGTCGATTACTCAGGGTGGGAATCGTGTCCGGATCCGAGGAACTGATTACAAAATCACACGAATCTACGAGACGCCCGACAATCAAAGAATGGAGTTGAGTCTGGACTATGTTGATCACATTTGACGAGTTTCTGGCCAGACTCAAGCAACTGGGTGCGGTCTATCGAGACGTTGCACCACGGACGGCCAAGTATCCGTACTGGATATACACCTATACAAACACTCAGCGTCTAGTAGCCAGCACGGGTACACGGTTAATCGTGAATGAGTATCAGGTGTCTTTGTACACAAAGGGCGTTGAAGACGAGCTACTGCCGTTCATCAAGATATTTGATGATGTCCCGTTCCAATCATTCAGAGGCATTCCGGGCGATGAAAATGATGAAACTATCACGGATTTGTACACGTACATCGAGGTGATTGCGGGTGGTCAATAACAACGGTTTTGAAACAATGGCCAAGTATCTCAGTGGTATCAAAGTAGATGAGTCAGTGTCGAAAGAAGGGCTTGTTGCCGCAGCAAGTCAATTTGCTGACAAGCTCCGGCCCGAGTTGCCAAGTGAACCTAACGCTCCGCTCGCACAAACCTATGGGACGTTAAGAGATAAGCTACAGGTTGTTGACAAGGGCGATCACATCCAAGTGACGTTTGGAAATGCATTTTGGTGGCTCTTTCTGGAGCATGGGACAAGTCCCAAGAACCATCAAGGAATCAGGGCACGCAATTATGTTCACAACACCTTTGCTGCCAACAAAAATACAATTATGCAGACTATGGTCAAACCGGTCATGGATGCATTGAAAAAATAGGAGGAATCGCTATGTCTGATAAACCAAGCAAAGCAAACGATATTGAGCTAGAGCTCACTATTGGCGATATGTTTTTCGCTATGAAAAAGCAAAATGAGACGGCATCTACTGATCCGGTCTTCGATACAAGTGTTATCCGGATCCCGAACATCAAAAAGATTGCCTTCAAAGGGAACGGAAAGTCGAACGACATTTATGCCAGCGGTAAAAAGTTCGGGACAATCACGCAAGAAACCAGTATTGAAGTGACACACACCCACATCGGGATGCCAATTGCAGTTCTGGATGCAATGAAAGGCATCGCAGCGAAGCATGGGGTCGAGTTTGGATCCACACTTGCACAATCAATGCCAGAGTTTGCAATTGGTTTTGACACATGGTTGGCCAATGGACAGCATGATGGCATCTGGTTGACGTCTTGTACACTTAACCCTGCTGTTAATGAAACTCATGCAACTTCTGAAGAGTCATTCAAGGAAGTCAACCCTGATGTCGTCTACAACGCAGGTGGTTTGCGTAATTCGAGTATTTACTACTCACGCTATAATTCAGCCCGAGACAGTGCTGACCTGACTGTTGACGACTTTTTCAAGCAGGTTATTTTTTCTCCAGAACAGCTTGAAACGATAGCAAAAGAAAAAGCGATCCCAAAAGTGTAACCCCGCAAGCAGTTAAGACGATTGCCAAACAAGGCGGGGAATTAACGATTATTGCTAATTAGGAGGACAAAGGAATATGGCGAAGCTCTCTGATCTAGTTAGGCTCCGAGACAATCATTTCATCACGATTCAAGGTGCAAAGGTACCTGCAGCGTTCACTTTTGCCTCAATTGACGCTATTGAATCCGCATATGGGCAAGGCTACAAAACATTCGAGAAGGATTTGAATATTATGCTCAAACGGAAAGTGATTCATCGCGATCAGAAAACCATGAAACTCATTTGGGCGCTTGTTTACGGCTTACTTGTCGGTGGAGGTACGGAAACTACCTTTGATGAGATGAACCGTGCTATTCCCTTTTCGGAAATTCCTAGTGTTATTCAAGAGGCAATGGATATTCTAAATGAGCAGAACTTCCAACTAAGTGACATAAAAAAATAAAGTCGCCACAACAGGAAGGTGAGGCCCAGGAGGATAACGATTACCCCTGGGCCTTTTATTTGTATGTGGCGAAAGCGCTGATGGGATACTCGCTTCAAGAATTCATGAAATTAACGCCTAATCTGTGGCTGAAACAATATCTAATCTATATCGAGATTAATAATCCTGATGGCATCTACAAAGAGAAACCTAAGCCCATTCGGAAACAGGTCACACTGGACGATATTCCATTTTTTAACTAATTAAGAAAGGAGGAAAATAATGGCTGACGAAACTCAAAACGTTGTTCTTGATTTCAAGATGAATGGTCAAGTACAGTTTGCTAACACAGTGAAAGACATCAACGCCGTGATGAACACGGCCGCAAAGGAATATCGAGCCCAGATATCGTCTATGGATGACAATGCTAGTTCGACTCAGAAACTGGCTGCTGAACAACAAAAATTGCAAATTCAATCCGAAGCTGCTGCTAAAAGAACACAAATTCTGTCTGAACAATTGAAGACAATGCAGGATCGTGGTGAAACATCTGGTTCTTCATTTGATCGGCTCGTCGGCAAGGTTGCGGATGCACAACGGGTTGAAAATAACCTGAAAGGTGCTCTTGATCAAGTTAACAGCCAACTCAGTGAGCAAGGTTCCAAAGCTAACGATGCCAAAGATCATATCAGTAACCTGCAGCAGGAAGAGGGCGAGCTTGATTCTAAGCTTAAGCTCGCGTCTTCATCGGCTAAACTGGAGAATGCCCAACTAGGTGATAATGCTTCCGAGTCGAAGAAGACAGCTGCCGCACAACGGCAATTGTCGGAACAAATAGACTTGTCTCGGCAAAAAGTTGATAACTTGACGCAACAGTTGAAGGAAACGGTCACCGCTTACGGAAAAAACTCAGCTGAGGCTAACCAAATGGCAACTCGGCTGAACACCGCTAAGACATCTGTTGCAAATCTTGAAAACCAAATGTCTGGTCTTGGTGAGAAATCAAAAGCCAGTAGTGGTGCACTTGGGACACTGCGTGAGAAACTTTCCCTAGGAGCAATTGCAGGAGCTGCATCTAATGCTGTGTCTGCAGTGACTGGGGGTATCGGTCAACTTGTCAGTGAAGGGATAGAAGCTTCGGACTCAATGAACAAGTTTGACTCGACGATGAAGCTCGCGGGTTTTGGCAAGGAAAACATCAAAAAAGCAGGTGAGGCTGTTCAGGACTATGCCAATAAGACAGTTTATGATCTAGCAACCGTATCCAATACAACCGCACAGTTGGCTGCTAATGGGGTGAGAGATTATACTGGCCTGACACAAGCTGCTGGTAATCTCAATGCTCAGGCTGGTGGGAATGCCGATACTTTCAAGAGTGTGGCTATGGTGATGACTCAAACCGCTGGAGCCGGTAAGTTAACGACAGAAAATTGGAATCAGCTAGCTGATGCAATCCCCGGTGCCAGTGGTAAGTTGCAAGAAGCAATGAAGAAAAACGGTGCCTACACAGGTAACTTTCGCGATGCAATGGAAAAAGGCGAGATCAGCGCTGGTGAGTTCAATAAAGCCATCTCTGATCTTGGGATGACTAAAGCTGCTAAAGATGCAGCTGCATCCACGGCTACCTTCGAGGGGGCATTTGGCAATTTAGAAGCCAATATTGTGACAGGCATCCAGAACATTATCACATCGCTTGGCAAGGCTAATCTGACTAACATGATTAATACTTTATCTAACGGTGTTGTTGGAGCATTTAAGCTTGTCGTGTCTGCTTTGAAAACAATTCAAGATCATGCGACTGCATTTAAGACGCTTGCTGTTTCTGTGGGGGTCTTTTTTGCAGCCTTCAAAACAGTACAGACGATTAACAATGTCGTGAACGTTATGAAAGAATTCAATAATATTACCAAGATAAGTACTGCAGTGCAGAAGGCGTTTAACTTGGCAATGGGAATGAATCCATTTACTTTAATTGTTGCCGCCATAGTAGCTGTTGTTGCTGCGTTAGGATACTTCTTTACTCAAACTAAAGCAGGCAAAGAGGTATGGCAGAATTTCATTACTTGGTTGAAGAGTGCTTGGACAGGTGTTGTGAATTTTGCTAAGAATCTATGGACCGGATTGAGCAGTTTCTTTAAGCAGTTGTGGACAAGCATCAAGCGAATCTTCACGATTGCGATTAATGCCATTACCAATTTTTTGAAGCCAGCTTTTACAGCCGCTGCAAATGTCATTAAGTCAATTTGGAACGGTATTAAGTCCTTCTTTTCTGCTTTATGGAACGGAATCAAAGTAATCTTTACGGTGGCGATTACCGCTATTGCTGTCATTATTGGTACGTATCTCAATATCTGGAAGACCATTATTACGACCGCAATGAATTTAATTAAGGGTATCATCACCAATGTTTGGAATGGTATTAAATCATTCTTTGGGCCAATCCTAGCCAGCATAGGTAACGTGATCCGGAGTGCATGGAATTCCATTAGTAGTGTTACTTCTAGTGTGTTCAACGAGGTTAAAAGTGTTGTTTCAAGCATTTGGAACAATATCAAGAATGTCGTTTCAAATGTTGTTAATGCAGTCAAGTCAGTTGTATCTAATGCATGGAACGCAGTTAGTTCGACTACTTCAAACATTTTCAATAGTGTCAAAAGTGCAGTATCAAATGTGTGGAACAGCATTAAATCGACTATCTCAAATGTTGTGGGAAGTATTAGAAATGCTGTTTCAAGTGCTTGGAATGCGGTTAGTTCTGTGACATCTAACGTCTGGGACAGTATCAAAAATGCAATCTCTGGGCCAATCAATACTGCAAAAGATATCGTTCGAGGAGCGATTGACGCCATTCGAGGTTTCTTCAACTTCAGTATCAACTGGCCACATATTCCAATGCCGCATTTCAGCATCCAACCCAGTGGTTGGTCTGTTGGTGATCTTTTGCATGGATCTATCCCTCATTTGGGTATTGACTGGTACGCGCAAGGTGGCATTATGACGCAGCCGACTATGTTTGCCAATAACAATGGCCGGGCACAGGTTGGTGGCGAAGCTGGGCCGGAGGGCGTTATTCCGCTGAACGATGATACGTGGAATAAGATGGGTGCAGCTATTGCGGCTCATATGCCATCCCAGGGACCAATTACGCTGCAGGTGGATGGCCGCACGTTTGCGACTATCACCGGTCCATACACCTCGGACTACTTGAAACAGCAGGATGCAACTCAAAACTTTAGCTATGGAAGGAGGCTTTGATGACGGATGGTTGAATTAATTCTGGACGGTCAATCTCTGGCCCAGTCTGTGCCGGGGACGTTGGTCACCAAGAAGCCAAACATTCCCGCAGCTCAGCGCGATGTGAAGTTCACAGACGTGCCTGGCCGTTTGAGTGGTTCATTAACCGAGAAACGGGGTTGGAAGGATATTACTTGGTCACCAGAACTACAACTCGTGGACTTCAAGACGCTCAACCAGTCATGGCGGAAGACACGGCAGTTACTGCAATCCGCGTCGAAGCTAGTGTTGAGTGATGACCCTGACTTCTATCGGCTCATCAAGTCAGTCACGATCGGCGAGTTTTCGGTAGACGATGTGGAGGTCAGTGGCTCCTACAAGCCCAGCTTCACTTTGGATCCACTTGAGTATCAGATAACTGATCCAAAGACGTTCACGGCTAACTTTGACATCGTGAACCCCGGTAACGTGGCAGCGGAACCGTTGCTCACCGTGTCAGGGTCCGGAACAGTCAAGATCTCCGTGAACACGAACCAGTTCTCCATCGACAGCCTGACAGCGCCTGTCACTCTCGACTGTGCTAAACACACGGCGACCATGGCTGACAAGGATATCACAACCTCGACAGCGGGTGATTGGCCGCTCTTTGTACCAGGTGTCAATCATGTCATTTTGACCGGCGTCACAAGTATCACAGTGCAACCTAGGTGGTGTTATGTATGAGTACCGATATTGAACTCTATCCGCGTGACCAGACTGATTTCAGTCACCACGGCTATGCTTTGGACGACATCAGCAATGATATCGTCACTTGGCAGCTCAACGCGAAGTTCACCTTGACGTTCGATTATCCGATGTTTAGCGAACATGCTGGAGACCTCGTGGCTGAAAATATCGTGCGCGTGCCAGTTCCGGGGGGCAAGGCTGCTTTTCGAATCGCGCAAGTGATCAAGTCCATGGGTCATCTTAGCATCACTGCTTATCACGTGTTCTGGGATCTTAACGATGATTTCATCGCGGACACCAACATCGTTGACAAGGATGGCCAGGGCGCACTTGATCAGATCATGCACGCTGCCAACTATCCAACCGGCTTTAAAGTTCTGTCAACAATCGGAAATGTAACCAATGCACGGCTGGTTAGAATGTCAATCATCAAGGCACTTTTGGGAACGGATGACAACTCGTTTCTTAACCGCTGGGGTGGTGAATTCGATTGGCAGGACTTTAGTTTCAGCGTCAACCCTCGTCTAGGGAAAGATCGTGGTGTTCATTTTGAATATGCACACAACTTGACCGGATACGAAGCGACCAAGGACAGTAGTGGCATCATTACGCGACTGCTACCAGAAGGCTACAATGGTCTTTTACTACCTGAGTTGTATGTTGACAGCCCCAAGTTAGGCAATTATCGCAAGCCGAAGATTGGCACCAAAACCTATCAGGACATCAAGGCCATTGACGAAACACAGGCAACAGGGGATCAAGAAGGCGCTATTCCGGTTCAAGAAGCGTACGAGTTACTTCGTGCTGCCGCTGCGAAAGAGTTCTCCGAAAGTCATATTGATGAGGCCCAGTGGACGTACAAGTTGAATGTGGCGTTGCTTGAGAATACTGAAGAGTACAAGGATTTAAGCATCACTACCACTGTGTTGCCAGGCGATACGGTCACCATCACGCACAAGCTTGATGGTATTGATGTGAGAGCGCGTTTGACTGGATATACCTGGCAACCTTCAAATCATAGCTATCTAACACAGACATACGACAGTACATCGCGGCCAGATGTTGCATATAGCAATCTCAGTAGCCGGGTCAACGAGATCAAGTCACAGATTGAGTTAGTTGATAAGGTCGTGATTGCGAAGGCAACAAATGGCATGAATTCAACAGGCTGGGGAGATCAATCGCCGGTCGATCTGAATATTGCTGGTAAAACCGGTGACGTATACTATCAAACGACTGCCAAGGGGACAATTATGTGGCTCTTTCATGATGGCCAATGGAATGCCGAAACCGGTGACGCTTTTGGCACCGAGGTTCAGAAGAAGGTTGACACCGCAATCGCGGATGTTGCTGCTGCCAAACAAGCTGCCAATGATGCTGTTGAAAAAGCAAATAGTAGCGCACAGTTGGCTTCAATGAGCAATCAGACTGCACAGGCGGCTAAAAGTGCAGCCGACTCAGCCAATGCTCTTGCAACACAAGCAGTGTCAGCAGCATCTGATGCGAAAACCGCCTTGGCGACCGCAAATTCCGCCTTGGAGACTGCGACAGATCAGAAGACAACGGTGGCTACATTGGTCACTAAAACCGATGATTTAGCAGGAACGATTGCAACATTGGCGACCAAGACGGACATAAACAAGTTGTCGGGCGAAGTCACCGCAGCGCAAACGCTGGCTCAACAGACTGCCGATGGATTGCAACTTAAAGCCGATCAAAGTGTCGTTAACACCATCAATGGGTCAGTCAATCAACTGCGTGCTGATCTCAAGGTCGCAAATGACCGGTTGTCTTTGACGATGACCAAGAATGATGTGACCGGCCTGCTGACGCCATATGCCACACAGTCGTGGACGCAGGGGCAGATCACGGCGACTGCAAGTCAGTTTAATGCCCAGTTCAGCTCGATTTCTGGCAAGATTGATGCTTTGAAATTCGGCAATCGAAACTTGTTGCTCAACACCTCAAATATGATCAATTTAGCTCATTGGACTCGAACAAGTTGGGGTAGCGCCACGACAATCGTAAAGTTGTCAACGCACCCGTTTTACCACAATGGTCGGGACAATTTGATCAAATTAACGACTACGGATAGCTGGGATGGTCATCTGCGGTCTGATGTTGTCGCGGTCAAGCCGGACACAGATTACAACTTTCAGTTTCTTGGCTTTCAAAACTACAATGTAAAATCGATCACGGTTTACTTCTTGGGCCGAACAGATGCCACTTCACCTGGTGATGCTGGTGACAATTACGATCGTGACAAGATCCATTTACTGATGAATGCGATCACGTTATCAACATCAGGAACTAAGCGAGCAACAGCCACCTTTCACACAAATCCCGGCGAGACACTGGGTTATGTTCGTTTCGATATGAATGGCGGTTACAACGCTACTGATCCGGCTGACATGTATATGGTTGAAGCTGAATTAGCTGAAGGGCCAACGGTTCCGGTTTATTCGCCTGCTCCAGAGGATTCTGCGGACTATGCGGACGCAAAAGTGGCTAGCCTCAAAGTCACAGTTGACGGGATTCAATCGACAGTGGCTAATTATCAAGGCCAAACAACGACTGCTTTGCAGACACTGCAAGGATTCCAAACCACGGCTACGGATCGAATTAACGGTCTTAAACTTCAACAGACGCAGCTTGCGAGTCAGTGGACTAGCGTTGTTAGTGGTTTTAGTAATCCTAATCTGATTTTGAATAGTATGTATCCGGAAGATGTTAGCAAGTTAGGCTGGATCGATACCGGTTACTTGAATATCACTTCGCATGCCTTTTATGCTGGAGGTGGGCAAACGCTCTTTAGCATCAATAGCACTGATGCCAGAGAGCGGACAGTATCCACCAATCGCTTCAAAGTAACGCGAAACACGGCATACACCGTGAGTCTCAAAGCTTTTGCCAATTGGAATACGGTTGGTTTGGACATCTTCGTGATGATGCGCAGGCGAGGATCGGCTAAAGATTATGATACTTTCCAGTTGCTGATTAATAATCAAAAGCTAAGTCCTTCTGAAACATTGTCATACTCTGCGATATTCAACAGTGGTGACTATGATGAAGCGTTTATCCGCATTGATAACAATGGCATGGTCGATACATCTGGCGATGCCGCCTATCTGTTCTTTGCTGAGCCAAAGGTAGAGCTAGGTTCAATGGCAACACCTGACGTACAATCAGGCACCGACAGCCAGATCACCCAGCTGCAAGATGCGATTAATCTCCGTGTGTCCAAAAACGATGTGCTTAGTCAGATCAATCTGGAAGCCAACCGCACTTTGATTCAAAGCGGCAAGCTTGTTCTAGATGCACCAACAGTTGTCTTTACAGGCAATGCCTTCATCCCCTCAGCAGCGATCGCAAGTTTGTCTGCTGACAAGATCACCACCGGGACGTTGAATGCGGCCAATCTCAACGTAATCAACCTGAACGCATCAGCTATTGTGACTGGCACGATTTCTGGCGCTAACTTGGCCATCAATTTGAATAC